GATTGGTCCAAACCTTGTTTTCCATCAACATCCTCTAACTACAATAACACTTGTAGTGAGGGTGGGGGAGTTGGTTTTTTGAAGGGTATCTCCCAACTTACAGATGGTCTCACGTTTGATTTCCGTACTATAACTTGTGACAGTCTTCTTTTTGATAGGGCCTCCGACTTGATGGGTGAGGCTGGTTCTGCGGATCAGGACTTAATAAATCCTGATTGCAGTAGAACCATGCCAATAACTTTCGTTGATAAGGAGTCCTTTGATTCTTCATACAAGAAATGGTTTTGGAGGGTCGTTCAGTATGCACTTGAGTTCGAGAAAGAGGCGGTTGTCCAACCTGTTGGACTAGCCGAGGCTCTCAAAATCCGAGTCATAACTAAAGGCCCACCCGCTACTTATTTTGTTTTGAAGAACCTGCAAAAGTTTATGTGGAGAACTCTGAGTTCACACCCGACTTTTGCGTTGATTGGAAGACCGTGCACAGTAGATGAAATTGAAAAAGTCCTTGGCTTCGATGTTCGTAACTTTTTTATGAGTGGCGATATGAAGGGAGCAACGGACGACTTGCACAGTTGGGTTTCTGAGGTAATATTGGATGAATTGTCCAATCTCCTTAGGTTCCCTCCACAGCTGACCGAATTGTGCCGCCGCGCTCTTACTGGTCATACCTATGAGGTAGACGGTAGAAGAGCTAAGCAGGCTCGTGGTCAGCTTATGGGTTCTGTCATCTCGTTCTGTTTCTTATGTATCGCTACAGCCACTACCGTGGGTATGGCTCTAGAAGTAAATGGACCTCGAAAGCTTCTTCGCAATCATGCAATGCTTGTGAATGGTGATGATAATCTGTCAGCAACTTTTGATCCTCTTTGCTATCTGAATTGGGGAAAAATCCTATGCGTTTTTGGGCCGCGTCCGTCAGTCGGGAAATCCTATTTTAACAAGCGTTTTGCTGTTATCAATAGTATGATTTTCGACTTTCGCGACGGCAGGTGGCAAGCCAGACCGTATATCAACATGGGCCTTATCCGAGGTCTAAACCGAACTGGAACTCAAGGGTGCGCTTTGTACGATGTGGGTAGTAGATATAACAAACTGATGGAGAGCTGTCCTTACGAGTTAAGGGCTGTCTGTAGTCAGCAGTTTATTTACTTTAATCACAACGTATTAAGCACATTTCGAGGGCCCTGGTTCTGGCCGACCCGCTTTGGAGGGTTGGGGATGGTTCGTGAGGACTATCCTTATGTTGAAAGACAAGCCATGTCCTTGGTGAGGGGTGTTCAATCCCTTTTACCGTTGAAAGAGTGGCAAGTTTGGTCGTTGGCAGCTAAGACTAGAATGGATCTATCTCCCTTGGGTTCTTATGAGCATTCCTATAGAAAGATGTTAAATACTGAAGTATATGATTTTGAGGGTATGGAGCACGATACGAGTTTGTATCTTTGTTTACATGCTTTCTTTAATATGCCGATGAAATCTCTATTGGAAACTGTTCGTTCAGATAGAATGTTACATGAGGTGAAACGGGCTACGCGTAATAATGAAACTGTTGTGCGTTTGGCTAGATCAAGAGTAGTTGGGGGGACACGGGCTGTCCCAGAGAGTGATGTTTTTGCTGATGGTTGTTTTGCGGGGTCTAATCTTGTGATTTGGTCCTGATCTTCATCCATGTTTTTATTCAAATTGTGTCGGGGTCTAAAGGAGAGTAGTCTTGCAACCGCTATCCTTCTTATACAGAATTCTTTCGGGATGATGTACTAGTTGTCTGGGTCTTAGTATGCTAAGATATCCAACAATTCAGTTCCAGCAGGGACGCTGGTTCTGTCTGAACACCTAGCTCTAGTACATTGTTCTTGATCGATGGTCAGGACTGACAC